ATAATGATCGATGCAATGTAGTTAGCAACTACACCCGCTACGAGAGCGGCTGTACCAGTCAATCCGAGAGCAGAGCCAACGGCCAGGTTCCCTCCCAGAACCCCTGCTCCACCGGAAAATGCACCGGGAAACACCACTACTGCGATGATGATAATTGCAATGACCAAAAGGATTTTGAAAATCCCTCGTTCATACCAACGCTGTTTTGTAACCTCATAACTGTTAAACATAATATGTGCATTGGCTGTAGCCATTTGCGTGTAATCCACGATGTTCATTTCAGACAACGTAGGATAATGCAAAGGAACCAGGAAACCAGATTCCTCATTATCATTTAAAGCATCTTTCGACGAAATTTCCACGGCTTTACCACCGTAGATAAAGTTTTGTGATTGCAGTCCCCAAATCTGCATTCGACGATAAGTATTCGAATCCACTTGCCAGTAGATATACATCGACGGAATTTCATAATCTTTCATGACTTCACCACCACCAAAGGTGTTGAAACTCTCTCGAACAGACCAAGTAACACTAGGTCCATTTACAAGCATAAAAGAATCTTCCTGGGCAAACTGGTTTCCACCAATATCTGGATCAGAGTCGTAATTTCCATTGAACTGTTCGATCTCGATATGCACCCACTGTAAACGATAATCGAATCCCAAAGGCGCTTCATTCAATCGAATTGTTTGAGTCGGAGGAGGAGTGATTGAAGGTAGAGTTGGACGATCTGGAATTGCACTCCATTGTGTTGAACTCCAGTCCGTATTCTCCCAGTTTCGAAGAGCCGTTAGTGCAGAATTGTATGCTGTGATCTGAGTCTGGAGATTGCCCATGGCATCACCTGAACCAGAAGCCTGAAATGGAATCATCTTTTCAAAAAAGTTCCACATATATTTTTTACAGGCATTCTCTTTCACATTGAGAGAAACACCAAAGCACAAATAAGCATAGTCGATATCGTCGATGGATGGATTATCTTCTACCGAATCAATTAGCTTGTCGAAGCTTTTACCCTGATAAGCTTTCCGATAACCTCTTTTCATTTCTGCATAGAGATCTTCATATCCTGGTTCTCGGATCCCAACATTGTTAATCCGAATTGGCATAAAAGGATAAAACTCTTGAAAACCTGAAGCATCAGCTTCTGAAACCAAAGCATCAAGCACAGTGTTTCCAGTTCCAACTTCATAGATAAAAATTTGTTCAGGACCATATTGCTGACCAATGAAGATATCCTGTGTGTCATATCGACTATCCCAGGAAGTAGCCACTTGCTCTCCTGTGGTGGTTGCAGTCTCCGTCCTGATAACTCCACCTCCCAGGTCTGTTTGTGTGACCACGACATTGCTGTAACCACCCACCACAGTATCCGTGCCGGTAAAATTCCAGATCTGACGTTCACCCTGAAGCTCAATACCATTTTGAGAAATTTGAACCTCACGAGACCAAACTTCATCAGCAGTATTCAGATTAGCTCCAACATTTGCTGGAACATTATTCTCTACTGTTTGATCGGGATCACCATTATTGTAACTCCATACAGTTGTTCGATTTCTCGTTAGAGTTACCGGAGTAAATGTTCCAGTATCTGAATCTTGAGTGAAACCAGTGAGACTAGGAAGGCTTGTAATTGAAGTAGGAGTACCCTCCACTACAGGAGCATCTGTGCTGGATAAGAATTCAATGTACTTAGCCGTAATATACCGATTCTGGGGAGAATAGATCGGTGCTATGTTGTTGGTCCAAGAGAAGAAATCATTGTTCGGAAATTCAACCGAGAATGTGTTTGTATCCGGATCATATTCACCCAGCCAGTCTTCAGATATTCTGGTTGGATGATTTTCAAGAATCCATCTTTCAAGCCAAGGCTGAAAATCTCCATCAGAAACCTCAGCATTAAATACATTGATCTGCAAACCAACAGGAGATGGAGAGATTGGAATCTCTCCCTGAACCACCAAAGAATCCAGATCGACATTGTTCACTACTGTGGCTGTCGGTAGACCAGACAAATTCTGACGATCAGCCCAACGAAAGAATTGACGTTGCTTCATCCCAGGGCCTTCGAACAAAGAAGTCTGGATGTCGTCAGCAAGAGAAGGACTATTTGAGATTACACTCCCAAACAGAGTTCCCTTGATAAAATCAGGACGATCATTCTCGTCCCCAGCCATGTTGTACAAGGTACTGGAGACGGTGATAATTTTCTTAGAGCCAAAGGGCATCACTTAGCTCCCAAGACTGTTATTCGCCCTCACTGCTGCCAGCACTTCGTTCACCTCGTTATTGGTGAACTGAGTCGGAGCCGTCAGACCTTCGTCCAGCGTCTTCTGAGTGACCCAGGCATCGGAGAACAGCTTCGCAGTCTTGTGCTGTGCATCCTTGATGAAGCTGTCGATCTGCTGATCATACAGGTCTTTTTGTTTTCCAACCGAACCTTCCACAGTTGCACCATCACTTCTAGTATCCAAAGTCTTGGCACGTTCTGCTTCCGACTGTTCAGAAGTCAAAGTGATCTGTTCACCCAACAGAGAAAGCTGCGTCGGAAGAGTATTGGCAAGATTGTAATCCTTGATGTCTGCATCAACATCCAGGTTACGTTTTTGCAAACCAACCATACCACTCACAGGAGTCAGACCATCTTGGCGAGTATCCAGAGTATTGGCACGTTGTGTTTCAATCTGTTCATTGATCAAGGTAGTTTCAGCCGGTTGACGCTGGTTCAAAATGTGCTGCTGTTGAGCCAGTTCCACAGGCTTCATGCTGTCACGATCAAACTCGATAAGATCAGCCTGTGCAGGAACAATACGAGCACGTTGCAGACCTTGAATTGCAGCCTCAATCGGTTGCAAAACACGATTCTGATATTCACTGATTGCAGCTTGTGCAGGCAGGATACGATCAACCTGAACCTGATTCATAGCTACTGTCGATGGCATCACAGCAGTACGCTCATAGTGGCTGATAGCCAAATCAGCAGGCTGTTGGTAATTCCGCTGAAACTGCTTAATTGCAACATCAGCAGTCACAGAGTCATGGTTCGACTCTTCAGTAGCAATCTGCATCTTCGTGAGAGCATATTGAGCAGCCGTGAGGTTGAGTTGGAAGTTGGCATTTGCAGCTTCAATCTTCGTCTGTTCAAGACGAATGAGAGCTTCAGTAGCCTGAATTTCTGCAATCCTGGCCTGCATCTGTGCGGTGATAGCTTGCCAGCGAGCTTGGTCTTTTTGAAGAGTAAAAGAGACTGCTTGTCCCATTACCTGATTGGCCACAGCCGTATAAACTTCTGCGTACTGTGAACCAGTAATTCGATTTCCTTTGAATTCACGTTCGAGGTGCTTGTCCATTGCTTGCATAAAAACATCAAAAGCACCTGGACCTTCCAGAGTACCTTCTCCTGCTGTCACTTCAGCAATGGTTGCCCCCACCACGTCTTGGTAAAGGTCCGAAGTGGTATCAGGGGTGAAGTCATACTTCGGATCAGAGAAGTCAGGAGACGGAGGTATATTAACCCCCGCCGTCAGAGCGGTGAACAGATTATTCGCCAAATCAGACGAATTGTCAGTATTTACGAATTCAGCCATCGCTCATTCTCCTCAAACTTCACCCCGATATAGACCACTTAGGCAGCGGTGTCGATTGCTCCGCGTGCCTTCTGATCCTGAGCAAGACCTTTGATCTCGTCTTCCGTCAATGCATCGAGGTATTCAATGTTGAACTTAGGCATGAGAACAGTCTTATACTGCTTCACACCAAAGCTGGATACTTGACCACGCTGCTTAATTTCTTTCCGCATCGTGTACTTCTCTTCTTTAAGAGAGTTGATGAGGATTTCGGGAATATGCCAACCATGTTCATTCTCGTCACCAAACGGAATGTACTTGGAAACCTTACCGACATAGCGGTTATAAACCGTTTTGATGGCACCTTCCAAAGCCGAGTCATTCGGATCAAGATTGTGAACACGAACTCGATGGAGACGAAGAGCACGAGCCTTCACGATGGCACGTTTCTCCACCTCGGAAAGACCAGGAACATGAGGATCGAGCATGGCCTGCGCAGTCCGAGGAAGATCTAGAACACCCTTCTTTTCAGCAGGTTTTTCTGGTTCGGCTGGTTTAGCAGCCAAAGCCTTCATGATCGGATCTTCCGGATCAACTTCAGGTTCGGGATTCGACTTGGCTTCGAGAATCGGAATCAGTTTTTCTTTTAGAGTACCGA